ATTTTTATCAGCAAAAAATCTTTATCAATGGGACAAAAAAACCGATTGGTTTTATAATCCCGAATATTAAAAAGTTAGTTAAATAGGGTAGCGACCAACGCTAAAAAATGAAGAAATATATAGCAATAGTAGTAGTGTTAGCAAGTTTAATCGGTAGTAATGCCCTAGCAAGAGGAACATCGGTGCTCCCAACAGATGGAGTGAAACCTTTAGTCTTACCAACGCATCCACCATTCGGGAGATGCTGTGTAGGTAGAACTGACCCAGTAGATACAGGTGACACAACCACAGTAGAAACTCCTGCTCCAGTAGCATCTCAACATCATGGTGGCTATAGCATAGCTTATAATAAATACCTTTGTGCAAAATATCCTGAAATTTATACGAAGTTTTTTATTAATCATTGCGTATTCAAATAACATGGAAACTTTTCTAGATAGCGCCCTCTTCATATCCGAGGAGGGCAGACCAAAAGCAATAAAGTGGCTTGACCCAAAAACTCATGTGGTCACCATGTTCAAACTTGAAACAGCAGGGGTCGAAGACGAGAAAGAATTACTCGATAAAGCAATTAACTATGACCCCAAAATCATACATAGCTAAAGGAAAAATACTCGAGGAATATGTGGTCAAGCAAATTCGAGAAAAAGGAATTGACCCCAAGGCATACAGATCACACGGCTCCGGCAACGGAAACACAGAAAAAGCTGACATCTGGACTTCGATGATGGTACTCGGCCAAAATGCAGGGATAGAGTGTAAAAACCAAAAAACCATAGCAATACAGGACTGGTGGAGACAAACCAAGAAATTGGAGAGTCTTCGTCGAGAGCCGATACTAGTGTTTCACGTGGAACACGAACCGATGGAAGACACAAAGTGTGTGATTTATCTCGACACTTTCCTAGAATTAGTAAAAAACCAAGGAAATGTACCAATTGAAATAAAGGGAGAAGACCAAAACACTCGAGATAAAAAATGGGCGATACAAAGTGCGATTACTAGCTTAAAAAAGGTACTTAAATTTTATGAATGAAGAAAATAAATTAGTAAAAAATGGAGATATCTTGTTGAACAATTGGGGGGAATATAGAATTGTGACGTGTGTTCTTGGAGAAGACTGCTATTACATTCAATGGGAAAAAGAAACAGGATGGTTTTATAACCCCTGCAGGGCTTGTGTGAGTATAAAGTCAATGGTTAAAAATAGAGTGAAAGTCGGAGAAATCACAGGGGAAGAATTTAATGATCTTTGTTCAGACCTAGGTATCCTTATTAAAAGATTCAACAAGGTGTTTCAAGAACTAGATGAAAGTTTTAACCAAGAGGAAAGATTTAATATTACAAGATTTTTATTTCCAACTAAAAATGACAAAAATTAAAAAAACACTTCCAACGTACACCTCCCAAAACTTCGCAGGGAGAGTAGTGTTGACTCAACAAAAAAATCAAATAGGAGTGATGGAAAGCGTGAGAAGCATCATGATGAATGCTCCGATGCTATACAGACACTTCTTAAACGAAACGTGCAAAATAGGTGACGAAGTTTCAATGTACATCACAAACAAACGGCCCAAAAGAAGCGAGGCACAAAATAATTACTTCCACCTCTAACTCTCGCTGATCGGAACATCCTCTGGCCACTCAATGAAAGAATTGAAAGCATGGGTCAAGGGTAAGTTTTTGTCAGAGGGAATAACCGAGGTATACGGAGATAAAGTGCGAGTAGTAAAAAGCACTGCAGACTTAAATATCTCAGAGTTTATGGAACTTTTAGAGAGAATCGAAGAAGAAACAAAGATACCACTACCAAAAACGGATCCGTTTAATAAAGTACTGACACCGGCAGAATACGACACTTTGAAAGCCAACCAAAAGAAAGTCTACGAAAGACTCACGGCCAACTTAAAAGGTATTTAGTTATCCACAGGTCGCTAGATAGAAATAAAAAAAGTAGTATAATTATTAATGTAGGTCGATTAGAAATTAGCTTTGTATTTTCTAGCCTCACCTTGATACTTACAAAGCGTCAAGGTAGGGCTAGAAAAACAAATAAAAATGGCAAATCAATGGTTTAAATTTTATGGAGGAGAGTACCTCAGTGATCCAAAAATCGAAAGATTAAACCCAATCGAAAGATCGTGTTGGATTACAATTTTGTCAATGGCCAGTATGGGAGACGATGGTGTTATTGAATTTCTAACTGTAGAAAGTTTATTAAACAGATCAGGAATACAATTTGACCCATACCACCCAGAAGACTGGGAAAAAGCACTTGGGGTACTAATAAAGTTTCAAAACTTAAAAATGATAGACTGTGACAAAGATGGACGAATATCGGTACTAAACTGGGAAAAAAGGCAAGAACATAACCTCACAGTTGCAGAAAGAGTAGCAAAATCAAGGGCAAAACGAAAAGATGTAACAATCAATGTTACAAATGTAACATCAGAAGAGAATAGAATAGAAGAGAATAGAGTAGATAAAGATATACCTATTTGGTTAAACAAAAAAGCATGGGAAGCATGGATCCAATACAAAAAAGAAAGAAAACAAAAAATGACTCCATCAATGATAAAATTTCAATTAAAAGTTTTAGAGAAAAACCAAAAAGACCATGCCGAAATAATAAAAAATTCTATAACGAACGGATGGACAGGACTCTTCCCTCTCAAAGATAAATTCACCAGAGATACGAAGTACAACCGAGTAGTGCAGAGCCATCGAGAAGAAGACGAAGATAAACAAACAAAAGAAGATAACAACCGATTAAACATTTTAAAAAAACAGGCCGGAGAATTAGGAAGTAAAATGAAAATATGAAATACACGAACCAGTTAAAAGTTTTAGAGATAGCGATCAGAGAGGGAGGAAATTGGCTACCAACTTTTGACTTTCAAGCCAGACACGGAATATTCGTAGGGCATCGAGGCCATGCACGAATCAGCGAGATGCAAAAGAAATATCCTGAAATGATAGAGGTAAGGACAATAGAGGGCAAAAGAACATTCGAGTACAGATTTAAAATCGACGAGACGGAAAAGTTTATGTGGACACTACCACCGGATGTTAAAAAATTTGTAGAGGAAACATTAAAAAAAGTAGGTCGAAATTATAAAGTGTGGGTAAAAAAACCGGTCTTTTTGGAAAACGGAAGTGTCCGAATGGAGTCGGTCTTAATAGAAAAATGAAAAAAATAATTTTATTAAATATTGCAATCACCTTGGGAATCATTGCCCTAGTTTTATTTGGATGGTTTCAAATAACCCTATACAAGGGAATGATACAAGCCCAAGGTATGGGAAACTCACTAGTGCAATTCGTAAATAAAGAATTTCCTAGTCAGGTATTAGATTTTGCAAAAGGGAATCAACCGGAATCGTCCCCGGCAACCCCAGTAATTAAAAAATAAAAATGATACAAGTAAAAAGATTTGATTTAATAGATGTAGATGGTTTCAATAATTTTATAAAAACAGTGAGTCTCGCAGGAGATCAACCAATAAAATACAACGAAAATTCGTTCTTTGTATTTTACGAAGAGGGAAAAAAGTTCGATAAAAAAAACAAGTTAAAAGCACTAAATAAAAGTCTCGAAGAGGCAGAAGTGCAACTCCTAAGCTATCAGCAACAGGCACTAATGCAAGAAGCAATGATGACAGAATACATGGCTCGTCCAGACTCAGAAGCCAATGCCTACGAAAAGAGAAAGTTTAAAGAAGAAAACGACACTGCCCTCAATGCTAAAAACAAGATGGTGGAACTCGAGACAATCAAAGTAAAGGTCATAGAAAAAATGATTGCAGACTTAGAAAAAGAAAATGAATAAAATAAAACCATTCAAAACTCCACAAGAACAGCAATCATACAACAAAAAAGTTGCTAACGTGGAAAAACACTTGAGAGTTGCACGGGCTTGTAAGGATCCACACGAAAAACAAGTGCATATCGAAAAGGCCGAAAAATTAATTGAGCGATATGGCTTCCCAAAGCTAGATCGCACACCTTACTACGGATAAAATGAAAATAATTCAACGTAAAATCAAAGACATCAAACCATACGAGCGAAATGCAAAAAAGCATGACGGCAAACAGATCACAAAAATAGCTGAAAGCATCGAAACTTTTGGCTTCAACCAACCGATTGTCGTGGATAAGAATGACGTTGTGATCGTAGGACACGGGAGATTATTTGCCGCTCAAAAACTTGGGCTCAAAGAAATTCCCGTACTTAAAATAGACATCAGCGAGGAAAAAGCAAAGGCATATAGACTTGCTGATAATAAATTAAACGAGAGCGAGTGGGACATGGGACTCGTAATCGACGAACTCAAAGAGCTCTCAATGGAAATGCTCGACCTTACTGGTTTTGATCGAGAATTAATCCTCGAGGACGATGCTAAAGACGACGACATACCAGACTTACCAAAAAAACCAATCTCAAAACTCGGAGACGTTTACGAACTCGGAGAACACCGCATCCAGTGTGGAGACTCGTGTAGTGAAGAAGCGGTGGAAAAATTATTAAATAGTACGAAATGCCCTTCATGTGGATATCTTAATTGATTTAATTCACAGAGGTGGTAAAATAGAGATATGATAAGTAAAGAATTGAATATAGGAAGAGCCGGACAATATCTCACGCTATTTGATTTACTTTCAAAAGGAATTCAAGCATTTGATACAGGAGAGGGAGTCAGTTATGATTTAGTTGCTGAATATAAAGGGAAATTAATTAGAATACAGGTAAAAACTACACAAAAAATGAGAAAAGTAAAAGAAAATAGTAATCCAATTTATTTTTTTCAAATCAAGAGAACAGGAAAGCAAGGAGTAAAATTTTATACAAAAAATGACTTTGATGTTTTTGCCTTAGTAGCACTTGATAGAAAAGAAGTTTACTACCTAGTTTTTGACGAAAAAGTACAATCGAATAGTATTTGTGTAAGAGATAAAAAAATAAAATATATAGGGAGAGCAGGGAGTAGTAGAAGTAGTGGGTTGTATTTACAAGAACTAACTTGGGAAAATTATGTTAAAAACCTGTAAAAATTGCAAAACAGAATTTGAAACAAAAAGAATGGCTCAATGTACTTGGACTGATCCGCCGTATAACGTAAACTACACCGGAGGAGCAAACGGCGACAAAGGATTCGGAACTCGAGAGGGAATCCAAAACGACAAGATGAGCAAGGAAAATTTCAAAGAGTTTTTATATAATGCAATGCTTCCAATAATAAACAATACATCAGGTGGAATTTATGTTTGCATGAGTTCAAGTGAACTCGACTCACTCAGAGAGGGATTCGAAAAAGCCGGAGGACATTGGCAGAGTTTTATCATATGGGTAAAAAATAACTTCACCCTCTCCCGGGCCGACTACCAAAACACATACGAGCCAATCCTCTACGGGTGGGGAAAAAAAGTTTTAAAACATTATTTTTGTACGGCGCGGAACGGAGCGAATGTGTGGGAAGACCTCTCGACAGTAAAATCAGAATTTGACGGAGAGAACACAATCATCCAATTCCAAGGTTTCAAAGTTAAAATAAAAGGTAAGGTAGAAAAAGGGGAAGTGATCAGACGAAAACAACACACGGATATATGGAGACATGATAAGCCAAACCGAAGTGCCGAACACCCTACCATGAAGCCAGTATCCCTCGTTGTAGAGGCCATAATCAACTCCAGTAAGCGAGGAGACGTGGTACTTGATACTTTCCTAGGGGGGGGGTTCAACTCTTATCGCTTCAGAGAAGACTGGAAGAATTTGCTACGGGCAGGAGCTCGACCCGAAATACGTGGATGTTTGCGTACAGCGCTATTGTGACTTTGTCGGAAGTTACGATATTATTAAAAACGGAAAGCAAATTAAATGGAAGAAATAATAAATTCATTGCAAGATTTTGTCATGGTGAAAGCCATGAAAGACGGCAATCAAAATTATTTAGTTCAGACCATTGACCAAAAAAACATGGTAATGGGTACAGATTTACTAGACGTATTAAAACAATTTCAAAAAAAACAAAATGAAAACAGCTGAATCAGTTTCACCAAAACACCCTGATAAATTATGCGACAGAATAAGCGATGCAATATTGGATGCATGTTTAGAACAAGACCCGAACAGTCGGGTAGCCATCGAAACAATGGGTGGCCATGGTATCATAACTATCACAGGCGAACTCACCACCAAAGCATACGTGGACATGCGAGAAATCGCAAAGAAAATCGTCGGAGATAAATATGGAGTGCAAGTAAACGTCGTGCAACAAAGTCCCGAGATAGCGAATGGAGTAGACACTGGTGGAGCAGGAGACCAAGGGATAATGGTCGGATATGCTTGCAACGATAACGAGGATATGATACCCCAAGAACTTTACCTAGCGAGAAGTTTGTGCAAATTTATATATCATTTTTATCCATTTGATGGCAAAACTCAGATAACACTAAACGAAGATGGATTTATAGATACTATCGTGGCAAGTTTCCAAAATGTCCCAACTGATAGACTTAAGTCAAAAGTAGAAACATGGATGGAAAGTTGTATGGCACTTAATCCAAAAAAAATAGAAAGAATTTACATAAACCCAGCAGGCGACTGGTCTCAGGGTGGCTTCGAAGCAGACACGGGAGTTACCGGAAGAAAACTCGCTGTAGATAACTACGGGCCACAAATACCGATCGGAGGAGGAGCATTCTCAGGCAAAGATGCCACGAAAGTGGATAGGAGTGGGACTTATATGGCCCGAAAGGTGGCAGTAGACATCCTGAAACGTACCAAAGCACACGAAGTTATAGTAAAATTAGCCTATGCCATCGGAGTGTCGCAACCCGTAATGGCAACCGCCGACATCGACGGAATCAAATGCAATCTGCTCGAAGACTCGTGGAAATTTACCGGAGAAGAATACGACTTGACACCAAAGGGAATCATCGAGCGATTAAAATTAAGAGAGCCACAATACGAAGCGACTGCCCAATGGGGACACTTCGGAAATAAATTCACATGGGACAAATAAATTATTTTTTAATAGGAAACACTCTGCTCTGCCTCGGCGCCGGTATATGGTTTTTGTCGAAAGAAAAAATACCGCTCGGACTTCTTCAATTCACTTACACGATTAGCAACTTAATATTTTTATGGATAGGAACAAAGTAATTATAAGTTTAATTAAAAATATATGGAAGAACTAATAAAAAAATGTAAATGTGGAGTGTTTCTTACAGTGAATGAATATCGTGATTATTACCAAACAGTACAAGATTGGCTAAACGAACACAACGAAAAAGAAGAACCTTTTGATGAAAGTAAGTTTAATTATAAAGAAGATTAACTAATTTTACTAAGGAATAATGAAACAAAATAAACAAGATATGTATGGGCGAAAAACTTATCCAAATAATCCCTGCCCCACTTGTGGTGGCATAGAATATCCGCATAATCATTCTATCCCCGAAACTCCGCATAAGTGTTGTGAGGAATGTGATTTAAAAGATAAACTTGGAGGAGGTTGTAATAATTATAATTGTGAATGTCATAAGAAAGTTCCGCAGGAAGAAAAGACAGTAATACTTGGCAAAAATGTAGATGGCTATCCTATAAGTAGAACAGAGCCGTCTTCCTTCACCAGTAAGAAGATGGAGGAGTTTGATGAAATTGTAAATACTTGGAAAGAGCCAAAATGGACTCACGAAAGGCACGATAAACTTATAGATTATACTGCAACCGCTTTTACTAAATTAAAATATCTTTTCCGCCAAGCCATAGAACAAGCCCAAAGTGAAGCTATAAAAGAAGCTAAAGAACTTGGATATGACGAAGGTTCGGCAGAAGCTACTATGGTTTGTAATTCCTATTCTATTCCTTATGCAGTTGCCGAAAAAGTAAAAGAGATAAGGGAAAAAATAATGGATTTGCCACTTCTATATGGAATGCCAGAGCCGACAATTTGTAGAGAAGATGTTTTAGATTTATTAGAATAGTGAGAAAATAGTTAGATATGTCAAACTTAGCAACATTAGTAAAATTTAAAAAAGGCGATAAGAGATCAAAGGAACTTGCCAGTAAAGGTGGAAAGAATAAAAAGGGATACAAAAGTCTCAAGGCAGAAATCGATGAAGTCTTTGATGAGATGATGACAAACACCGACGGGAAAAAAATAACTTTACAAAAAGCAATGATAGTTAAACTCGCACACCAAGTCGTAAAGCAAGGAGATGTAAGAGCATTCGAAGCACTATCAAACAGAAAAGAGGGAGCGCCGAAAGCAACCCTAGATTTATCAATAAGAGAAAAACCAGTTCCAATCTATGGAGGAAAATCTCGCAAAAAATAAAATATACAAAGACACAACTGCAACAGAAAAAATATTTGCACTGACAAAAAGAATTCGTGCAGTGAAAGGAGGAACGTCAGCATCGAAGACAATTTCTATTTTAATATGGTGTATTGATTACTGCAATACTTCGTGTGGACAAAAAGAAATAATCACAGTGGCATCCGAATCATTTCCTCACCTCTCACTCGGAGCAATCCGAGATTTTAAAAACATAATGCAAGACGCAGGTTATTGGGATGACAACCAATGGAATGCAAGTAAGAATTTTTATACATTCGAAACGGGGAACATTTTAGAATTTATGTCGGTAGACACCTACTCAAAAGCACACGGCCCACGTCGTGATGTTTTATTTTTAAATGAATGCAACCCACTACCATGGGAGATAGTAGATCAGCTGATGGCACGTACAAGAAAAACAGTATGGATGGACTGGAACCCGAGTGCTCCGTTTTGGTTTCACACAGAAATACTTCCACACAGAGATGACGTGGATTATATAACACTAACCTACAAAGACAATGAAGCACTAGACCAAACGACTGTGCAAGAAATTGAATCGCACAAACACAATAAATCATGGTGGACAGTTTATGGACTCGGGCTCGATGGAGAGAACGAAGAGAATGTTTACAAAGGATGGGATATGATTGACGAGATACCAAAGGAAGCAAGACTCGTTCGAAAAGGACTTGACTTCGGATACACAAATGACCCGACGGCACTGTTTGATATTTGCGAATGGAACGGAGGGTTTATTCTCGATGAAGTTTTATATCAGAAAGGATTATTTAATAATGAAATAGCAAAACAAATCGGAAGAAATCAACCGCTCACCATCGGAGACAGCGCAGAGCCGAAGAGTATCGCAGAAATAGCAATGCACGGAGTATTGATTATTGGAAGTAAAAAAGGAAAGGGAAGTATTCAACACGGAATCGATGCAGTGAAGAGCCGAAAGATATGGATGACAAAGCGATCAGTTCACGGGTGGAAAGAATACAGGACTTACGTTTATTTGAAAGATGTCGACGGAAGAGTGACAAATGACCCAATTGATATAAATAACCACGCTATGGACGCTATACGCTACGCAATAGCCGATTTAATACCTGATGCAGAGCCAGAAGATGCCTACGTTCCCGAAACACCATACGAAACTCCAAGTATCAACAGTGCATCAGTAGGGAAACACGCAGAGATAAAACCAACCATCGTCGGGCCAAGCAAAAACAGATTAGCATTTTTACAAGAACGCAAAGCAAATAGACAAGAGGAGTACGTGTCGGATACTCCATATCAAACACCGGGGTTAAATTAATATGAAAAAGAAAATAAAAGTTTTAAGTTTAAATGCTTTCAATGTGGATGTCGTCGCCCACATATTAAGTTTTATAAAATAGTTATCCACAGGCATATATTGCAAATAAAAAATATGCTATTATAAAAATAACATGGCATCCGAAGAAGAAAATAAAAATTCGGACACTAAGGAAGAAGAAAAAAGTTTAGAAGAACGTCTAACTATAAAAGCTAGAAAACTTTTAGTCTCATCTCAAATTTATAAACAGCGAAGAATGGAACGCATCGCACTTTACGAAGCACTCTACAACAACGACGTGCCTCCAAAACTTCGTCAGATGTTTAATGTCATCCCTCCAATATTTTCTGGAATGGTTGACGAACTGCTCGCACAATTTAATGATGAAGTAAAAATAAAATTCAACGCAAAAAATCCTGCGAAATATTTAGTCGTACCAAAAATACAAGCACACTGGGAAGAAGAAAAAGATAGCATGACTCCAAACGCAATGTGGAACTACAAAGCACGAACAGATAGGTTCAATGCAGTTTTATCAGGACGTGGAAATTTAGAAGAGTATGCATTCAATGACCCTGAATACACAAACGTATTAAATGTGGTAAATTATTCAGACTTCCACTGTCAACCACTCGGAGGTGGACTACTCGAAAGACATTCGTTCGCAGGAAAAGAGGGATGCTTTGTTTCTGAATATGAACTCGAAAAGAATTCTAAATACGACAAGACACAAGTAAAAAAATTAAAAACATTTTCATGGGCAAGTGAAGAATTCACTACACTCGAAACAGCATACGGCACAAAGTTTGAAAGATGGCGAGCGCTTGGCTTCGATCCACAGACGAATAGTTTCTCAGGAGATAAAATTTATAATCTTTGTGATTTTATCGTTCACGATGACGATGGCACACGATACAACGTAGTCTTCGAACCTTGTTCAGGTGAATGGGTATACTGCAAACCATGGACAAATAAAAAAGGAAAGAATAAAAAATATCCGTGGAAGTCTTGGGCTACCCACGAAGATGATAAAAACTTCTGGAGCAAATCATTTGCTGATGATTTTTATGGAGTCGCTGATGCAGTTATCATAATGGTTAACCAAGAACTTACTAACCGAGAAAAAAAGAATTTTCACGGACGAGCATTCGATAAAGACATGTTCACAGATGTTGCGAAACTAGATGCCGCACAATATCGTCCCGACACTCTCGTTCCGGCAAATACAATGGGAGGAGCAAAACAAATCGCAAACGGAATTTATGAATTCCAAACTCCAGAATTAAAAGGAACGATTGACCTTGTCAATTGGCTCTCTGCTTATACCTCTGACAAAGTTGGAACAGACGAAATGCAACCCGGAGCAGGCAAACAAAAAATATCGATACAACTATCACAGCAACAAAAACAATCAAAGAGAATCGGACTACGTGCTGACTCATTCAAAGAATGCTATGCACAGTTAGGCCAAACATTCCTCGAGGGATTAAAAGAATTCATGCCGTTGAAATTATCAGTGCAGATGATCGGAGAAAATGGATTTACAGATCAAGCAGAATTAACACGCATCGAAGTAAGAGAAGCCGGAGACATCGGAATATCCGTCACCTCAACAGCTGAACAGGAACAGGCAGACATTATGAAAAAAGATGCTCGAATGAATGCACTAAAAATGGTGACAGAAAATCCAAATCTTACAAAATACGAAAAGGAAACTATCTACCGAGACATCGGACAATTCTCCGAAGACGAGATAATGTTTTTGCTCGACACAAAAGGAGAGATATCAAAAAAACAAATTGCCCACGCATCAGAAAATATTCAAGATGTATTACTCGGAAAGACTCCTGATATTTACTACGGAGCAGACCTCGCATATTTAAATTATTTGCATAACTATTTAACAGACCACAAAAATCATGTGATGGGAAAAGAAGAAGAGTTCGGACAATTACTTGAAGTGATGTCGAAAATAGTAGAGGGCAACATGATGATGCAAGCGAAGACTGCTCCACCTCAACCACAAGTCGGGCCAGACGGAAAACCAATTCAACCAGAACAAAACCCAACACCGGAGAAGAAACCTCTTCCTCCAAAAGTAATGCCAAAATTATCAGTAGCCGGTGGAGCTAAAAGAGCCGCCGAAGTAATGAAATAAAATGACTCAAGAATCACAAAAATATATTCAAAGACTTCGAAATTTATATAATAGTTATAGCGACAATGAGTCTCTTCTCGCTCTAGTAGAAATAGAAGAACTCGACGAACGTGCTCGTGAGCTTCAGATATACCGAGAGCAACCAAAGACTCAAGAAATAATCCACAAAGCACTCGAGAGATATAAAAATTGTTTAGAGAAATTAACCAACCCGACGATAGCAATGGAGATGACAGACAAAGAGAGAGCGTACTGTTTCGCCGCCATGGACTGGGCAACATTCACACTTGATGCAGTAGGAGAAGATCCATCAAAAATAACAAAGGAGGTCGATAAGATGGTGTTGAGTTATGCACAGAAAGCAGGAGTGGCTTATAGTTTGACACCAATTTATTAAAAATTATATAATATATTTATGCAACCATACAAAACTAAAACAAAACAAGGAAAGAAAAAGAATTTGACAACTGTCAAAAAACTTCTTCCACGTGCAACTTCAAAAAAACAAATGAGCCAAAGAGACAGCTATGGAAAAGCGATGAGTCGAGCGCAAAAAAAGGGTGGCTCAAATGGTGTCGGGGTTGGATATTAATTTTATGTCATACCCATCAATACATACTGGATGGACAGATCCACCAGTAAACTCAGCAACAGACGAAGATCCTGCGGACGTCGGCCCAGATGCAGATACAAGCGATGCAATGGACGACGATGACTCTGACGATGACGATGAATAAATTATAAAAGGTCGAGTAATTATAAAAGAAAAAATATTATGGAAAAAAAATATAAAGTTTTAAAAAAGTTCGGAGATTTGAAGAAAGGTGATGAATTCATCCCAGAGAATGAGACTGAAGAAGAAATTGCGGAAGCAATTACTGATGGTTTCATTAAGGAAATTTCTGATAAAAAGGAAATAACCAAAATTATTTTCAAGGTACGAAACGAGGAAGACAGAATATTTGATGAGAAATCTAATGGCGAAAACTGGAAAGAATCAGCTGATAGTTTTGGAGAAGCAGAAAAGAATCAAATCGTTAATAGAATCGAAGAGTAAGTATCAATCTGCTCTCTAGTCTTGATTAAGTCACTAAAGAGCAGGCATGGTGCCTAGTCAGTACCAATTATCCGAGTATGCCGGAACCATAACGCATACCAAGGGTCAGCAACTTGTAAAAAGGAGCATTCGATATGAGTGAAAATGATGAGAATAAATCAGCTAGGGCTACTCAAGAGGAAGAGATGAAAAAACTCGGAATAACGCCACACTCCGAGCGCGTAAAAGGCAAAGACTCAGAATTGGACTCCGAAGAGGAAGACATCGACGAAGAAGAAGTCGATGAAGAACCTGACGAAGAAGAGGATGAGGACTCGGAAGATGAAGAAGAAGATGAAGAAAAGGATGAAGACGAGGACGAAGAAGAAGAGGAAGACGAGGAAGAGGGTCAATCCCATAAGAAAAAAGGGATATCCTTCAAACAGTTTAATCAACTGCGTAGTGATCTTCGAGAAGCGAATCGAAAGCTCGAGGAAATCACTAAGAGTGGAGGGAAAAAAGCCGACGAGATTCCAGATGACTTTGCAAAACGAACCGAAGCACTCGCAAAGGAAATCGGAGTCGAAAACCCAGAGGGACTCAAAAAGATAATGGCACTCATGAAAGAAGTCTCCGATGGAAAAACGAAAGGCCTAGAGGAAAAACTTGCGAAGCTCGAGGAAAAATTATCCGAAAAAGAAGAGAACGCTCCCATTAAGGATGATTTCCAAACTGAATGGAAGCCCGTCGACAAGAGTCTACGTAAAGAGTTTCCTGACGCATCAGACGAAGAGATAACGGAAGCAAGAAAACTGATGTATAGATTATCCCACACTCCAAATATTGGAGGAAAAGTAATGACAGATAAGACCACTGGTAAAGAAATTCTAGACCCATACCCACTCGATTTTATTCTTTATAAAAACCGCTCAAGATTTGAAAACATCTTCGGTGGAGAAAAAACAAAAGGAATGGAAACGAGCAGAACGCAAGGCAGAGGAAATAAAAAGGAAGAAGAAAATGAAAACAAACCTCTGAAAAAAAATGCAAGCGTGAAAGATATTCGAGAATATGAAAAGCGCGCGGCTCGGGCAATGGAGGGAATGGATAATTTAAGCGAACCGGTGGACGATCGTATATAACCCTGTTTCTTCTGGGATTGACTCATATTATTAAACTTTAATATTAAAAATAATTTTATGAGCGCTAATCCAAATACAAATAATTTTAAGGAGACTTGGGAGAATGAGTACCAACTCACTCACTACAAGACTCCTTCTTATAAGGCAATCGCGGATGAATCCCTAAAGCCAATGCTTGAAAAAGGTCAGAAATTACACAGAACTTATGACTCCGACTTCGTTGTCGAAGACATGGGAGGCGATGGTGGTTACAACAACCAAGCATGGACTGATTCCGACGAATACATCATCATCAACTACGTCAAAGATGTTTCGTTCTACATTAAAAAGCTCGATAAATTCCAAGCAAACTTGCCTCTCCAGATTCGAAAAGCTCGCAAGGCGATGAATAACTTGTTCTTGCAACTCGATGCAGATGTTCTCTATCAGGCATATTCTTATGCCGGGAATACTGTTGACGATGGTTCGATTGGTGGAACTGCCGGAAATGGAATTGCACTGTCAATTTCGAACGTGATCACTGTCTGTGCGGCCGCTGAAACTGCTCTTCGATTGTCAAATGTTATCTACGACCCAACGGCACAATTCTCTGGAGACTTCAAACTCGACAGACAAGTAAATATGCCAGTGGCTATCGTTTCACCTCAGTTCTACTCAATCCTCGTGCAATACCTTGGTGGAAAGACCACTCAATTGGGCGATAACGTTTCCAACTCCGGATATGTTGGAAAATACTTCGGATTTAACTTGTACGTTTCCAATAACCTCGCATGGACTGGACAGCTTGTCCTTACCACGAATCCAACCGCAAATGATTACTTCACACTTCTTTATGGGGTAACCCAGACCATTGGCGGAAGTGCAGTATCTCAAGCATTGAAATTTAAGTTTGTAGCAACTCCAACCAACCCGGGAGAACTTGTAGTCGGAACAGCGGCCGCTGATACCATCGCAAACGTGATCGCCGCTCTCTCCGCTCCTTATACTCAAATCGCGAATACTGCGACAACCGGCTATGTGCCTTGGGTAAAAAGTTCATTGACAACCACACAGATAAAATTCCTATCAAACTTGAGTGTGGCCGCAAATTCTTCTGTAGCAACTGTATTGAACGTAACTGTTAAAGGATTCGGAAACGTGCCAGTTTACAAGAGTATGACTGCCGGTGGAAACATCTGGACGACAACTGCCCAAGTTCAACACAATATCTTCGGAGTCAACAAATCAATTGCTGTTGTTCTACAGTACGGCCCAGACTTGGAAATCCTGCAATCCAATCCTGCTTCCGGTTCTAACAACTCCGGTCGTGTCGGTTGGGACTTTGTCACATGGTTCACTTACGGAATTAAAGTCTTCAACGACCAAGCTCCAATGCTTGTCGACGTGCAAATCATGACATCTACATTCACGACAGCTCCAAACAACACCTTTAACTAACCTTTATTTTCAAACCCTCTCACTTCAACCTGTGGGAGGGGGAGAAAATATAAAAGTCGATTTATAAATTTAATCAAATTATAAAAACATGGAAAATGAAATAGAAGTAGGATTGTCTCAGAGACTAAATGGAGCAGATGGATATCTGCTATATGCTGACTGCATCGGCGCACCAGCTACTTATTGTACAGAGGCATCAAAATACGCCGTAGGGTGTATTCTCTTCCAAAGAGATTCATCAACTCTTTATACAACTGTCATCTGGAAAAATACAGGAACTGTCGCTTCTCCGACATGGACTCAGCAAGGTGTTGCGGCTCCTATTGCCGCCGGGTCAACAAAAACATTGTTAGCTCCACAAAGTGGATCAACAATTTTACTTGATACTGCAACTGGTTCAGTAGTAACTCTTCCGGCTCCAACAGTAGGGCTACGATTTACATTCATAGTGAGTGTAACTGTCACATCAAATAGTCACAAAGTTATCACAAACGCAGGTACAGTTTATATGGTGGGTATGGTAGCTTTGATGGAAGCCGCCGCAACCTCTGCTGTTGGATGTCTATTCAACGGAACATCACACGTTGCTATTACCATGAATGGAACGACTACTGGTGGAATCATCGGAACTCGTTTCACATTGGAGTGTATCTCTACTACAGTTTGGGAACTCTCAGGTCTTGTAGCAGGATCAGGTTCACTTACAACTCCGGCCGCAACAAGCTAGTCTATTCACTCTCTCCTTTTATGAGGAGAGGGATGAGGAGATTAAATTTTATGATAAGCAAAACACAAACATATTTAAAAAATCAAAAAGAAATTGCTCTTGAAAAAGAAAAGAGAAGTAAATTAATTGACGAAGTCGTGGCCGTAATGAAAGAGACAAAGACGGAAGAAAAACCAATTGAAAATAAAATAGTAAAAGTAAAAGAATATATTTCAACAAGGCAAGGGAGACCGGGGAGAGACGGGAAAAACGGCAGAGACGGGAAGAATGGAACTGATGGAAAAAAGGGAGAAAAAGGTGATCGTGGAGAAAAAGGGGAAAACGGCAAAAATGGCCGTAATGGAGATAACGGAAAGGATGCGGTACTTCCTAACCTTTACACCCTCGCCATCAACACCATCAACGTTATAGAAGCTTTAGAGGGGGAAGATAGGATAGATGCTAGAGCATTTAAGAATTTACACAAAATAATCAGAGAAATAGGTATCCAACAAGGGTGGGGCCAAGGTTACGGAGCAGGAGGGCAAGCAGTTATAAATTTTATAGAAAACGAAGTAGTTCCCGGAATAGATAAAACGTGGGTGCTCTCAACAATGCCAATCACTGGATCCGTAAAATTATTCGCAAATGGACAAAGACTTACAGAGACAGTGGACTACACTATCGAGAAAAGGAGAGTGACGACATTACAAAATTGGGATGCAGGGACAATCCTTGCAGACTATCGAGTATGAAAAAACTTTTAAAATATATTTTTATAGCATTGCTTGCACTAGGAATTGGAACAACTGGCGCTCATGCACTTTCAACATTACTCCCACAGCAAGGTGGTACCGGAATCGGAACAGCAACATCTGGCGATGTCGGGAAAGTTTTAACTGTCTCAAATAATGCACCTTTTACTTACACACTAAGCTCCCCGACTGGTGGTGGATATTGGTCTCGTGATGCAGTAAACGGAAGATTATATCCATCAACACTAACTGATAAAGTTGGTTTAGGTTCTACTCTAGTAGGAGAAACTTTTAGTGAAAGACTTTTAGTATTAAATACTAGTGGAGCATTAGCTAACACTATTTTTGCTACAAATGATTTTGTTGGTGGAAGTACTGGAACAGTTTTTAGAGTAGGTTTTGGTTCAGCAACAAGAAATAGCTATGCTGTTTTTGATACTTTTACAAATGGCGGAAATTCTCTTGGTAATTTAGTCTTTAATCCTTTAGGGGGAAATATTGGAGCATTTGGAACTGATAATGTTTTTCAAAACAATAAAGCATTTTTTGTAGGAAGTGGAAACCAAGACACAACAACAACAACTCCATTTGACTCAAGAAATGTTGGATTTGGAAGTGGGCATATTTTTAATGACTCAATAGATTGTTTTACTTCAGGAACAGGAAATGAATTTGATGGTGCAGTTCAATCACAAATTTTTGGTGCATATAATATCTTATCAGGACAAGGGAGTTTTGTAGCAGGATTTGGAAATACTGTTGCAGGTTCTAGTGGTGTAGCTCTTGGTGGAGCAGTATATATTTATGCAGAAAACGCAGTAGCAATAGGTTCTCAATCGTCAGTATATGGATTTAATGGAACTGCTATTTCTGGTGGAACTGCAAATGGAGCATTTTCTCTTGCTATGTTGTCTAATGGAATAGCGAACGGAAATTATTCTATTGCAATAGATGGAACAGCAACTAAAGATTACGAGGTATCTATCAAAGATAAAATTTACATAGATGGTGATACTTCAAATGTAGGAATAAATACAAACAGTGCTGTTTCTCTTTTTACAATCCACGCAGGTGATATTGAAGTAGAAGATTTGGGTGGAACAGCAGGAACATCAGGATTAATTTTAACAAGCCCAAATGGAACAAGATACCGAATTAAAGTCAGTGATTTAGGTATATTATCAACAGTCGCAATTTAAGTTATAATAAATTTATGTATCAAGCAAAAAAAAATGAAGACGGAAAAATAGAATTATTTAAAATAGTAGAAATGACCAACACTGATGGGGAACAGGTTGAAATTTCTCAATCTTTAGGTTTTGTTTCTTTGGATATTTTAAATATGCAAAAGACAAATGAAACAAAATTACTTACTCAAATACAAAATAAACTAGAAGATGTAAATGCAAAGATATTAGCAGTTAATAATGTGGATAATTAGAATGGAATCACAACAAGAAACAAATGATAGTCAAGCAATAAAAAATGAAGAAAATACTTTCTTTAAGTGGATAGTTGGAATTTTAATTGGTATAATACTTACTTTCATAGGAGTATTTTATACTTCTCTAACTTTAAAAGATACAAACGCAGATACTAGAATTACTACTTTAGAAGAATCAACTAAATCACAAAATACCCAAAATGCTTTAATACTTCAAAATATGCAATCAAATATTTATTTATTATGTAAAAGTCAAAATGCGGACTGCATTCCACCATTAAAATAATATGAAAATACTTATCTTACAAAAAGGATATAGAGATGTTTGCAAAGACATAAAGGGAATAAAAGAGAATCACCTAGCTCATATTCAAGCAGATATTAGCAACATAAATATTAATCTAGCCGGGATTAATAAAACACTAGAATTTTTAACAAAAGAGAGATGAAACAAACAGGATTTTTATTTAAACTAAAAAAAACAGACTACATTACAGGAGCATCTCCTCTGACTTCTATTGATGTACACGAATCAGGAGACTGGCGTGCCTTTCTTCCAGAGGGAGAAAAACAATATAAATACGCAACGTTTGACACAATGTCGTGCTCCACTTTTTCTGCACTTAATATCGTAGAGACTTGGTTGAATTGGTTTATTGCGAACGACAAACTAAGTGCTTCACAATTAGAAACGATAAACAAATTAGGATTTTATAAAAACGGAAAGTTCAATGCGAGTGATCGCTTCACTGCTATCATGTCAGGGACAACTCATCAAGGTAATTATTTTCAAAACGTGTGGGACAGCATTCGTCACGATGGACTTCTCCCAGAGGTAGACTTTCCATTTGGAGGAAATAGTTGGGAAGAATATCATGACCCAAAAAATATCACAGAAGAAATGACGGAAAAAGCAAAAAAAATACTAGATATTTTAAACTTTTCATATGAATGGGTAGCAATGACTCCAGATAACTCAGAGCTTATTCTTCCGGCACTTAAGCAATCACCACTTCACATCGCAATCCCAGTACCGGGGACTCATGCAGTAGAACAAGTAGCCGTCGGTTATTATTTTGACAGCTATGAGCCGTACGTCAAAGAAATAGATACTCCAATAAATTACATCATGAAAGTCATTGGAACAGTGAAACCATCCAGATATGTTTTTACAAGAAGCATGAAAATAGGAGATAGAGGAGAAGATGTTGAACAGTTGCAAATAAAATTCGGAATAAAACCAACGGGATTTTTTTATAAGATGACTCAATCAGCAGTGAGAGTGTTTCAAAGAAAAAATGGTTTACAAGTTGACGGCATTGTCGGGCCGAAAACATTAAAAGCATTAAATAAATAATATGGACGGACAAGCAATAGTAGATTTAGTAACAAAAATATTGGGGGGAGAAGCTCCAGACGAAACATATATTCTCCAATTAATTAATCTCTCGAAGATGAAGTACGAGCGCAAACGTCCTTGGAAAGTTTTAGTTGCACTCGATAAAGCTGACACAGTGAGTGGCTCAAGTACATATTTAGTAGCACACGACACTCCTGACAATTTTAGAAGATATGTCGGAGAAAGTTCCTTGTCTCAAGGACTCATTATTTTATTTGATGGAGCAAATGATATTCAATATTTAACCGAAGTACCATTTGAAAAAATACTAGAATACAAAGACGAGTTCGGACACTTTGCAGTAGACTATGGAAGCCAAAAATTTTATATCACAGGAATAGTACCGGGAAACTACAAAATTTATCAATATTTTATTCAGAAAACAGATCCAATAACTCTAGCAACATCATGGGGAAATTTCGATAGCGACTACCATCCAATACTTGCCTTTGATGCGGCCGCTCACTGGAGACTTGGTACTGATTGGGATGATGTGAATGCACGAAATGCCGATGACAATGGGAGAATGGCAGACCAAATCTACGAAGCAATGGCGAGTGAAGATGCGGAGATGGCGATATCCGCAGTTAATAATATAGATTATCCTGTAGGAAATAACAGAGGAAATACTGGCATTGGCCCAAGAGGAGTAAGAGGATAACATGGCAAAAGGAAAAGGAAAAATAATCCCTCCATACGTGATAGGAGACCTAACACATACTTGGGGAGGGTTGAATACTTCAAAATCAGATACTAGATTTTTAGAACGTGGCGAAAGCTTTGACTCTTTAAATTGGATAACTGGAACACAAAAAGATAACATTCAACTCCGAAGAGGAAAACAACTTATTGGGCAAACTAATAGGAACGGAAACCCCGTCACAGGCCTTGGAGTTGGTGTTTTAAACAACGGAAATGAGGTTCCATTTTTTACTTACGATAGAAAGATAATGATTTATGACAAGAATATTGAATTAATTGATTACTATTTTAATAGTCAAAGTACCGACGACCAAGCATTGAGCGACGACATAAAAGGAGCCGCTCAAACATTTACTGTATTAAAAAAAATACAAATAGACTTCTGTAAATTCTCTTTAAAAAAAGTTGGGTCTCCAGTAGGTAATGCAGTGGCAAAAATTTATAATATCTCTGGAACATTTGGAACCGATGCAATACCAAGTGGTATACCACTAGCTACATCTGACCCTTTTGATATTTCAACTATCACAACACTTTACTCTCTTTATTCGTTTAAATTTACTGGACTAAATAAAATAACATTAAACGAGGGACAGTATGCCGTCTCAATTGAATATCCAAATACAGCATCGGTTGATTTTATTATAGTCGGGAGTAGTCTTGAAACCCCCGGACACTCAGGAAATGCATCTGCTTTAATTTCTGGCAGTTGGTATGACTTAGGTTTATTCTATGATTTATATTTTTATGTTTTTGGAGTTGGAAGTGGAGGAGATACTGTCGAAGTAAACACTACAGACATACTACCAATTAAGGCAAAAGGTGAAGACGTAAACATAGTTCCATACTCAAACCTAGCCGGTTCTTTTATGTATTTAACATCGCCCAATTCTTCTATTTATAAAATAAATGTGGCGAACCCAAAAGACGTGGTAGACCAAGTAATGGATACCTTTAGATTTATATTTGAAAGAAGTTACCAAAGCAGAATGTTTGCAGTAGGAAGAAATGGAAACACAAAGGACTCCAAGGATCCAACGGGAGTATATATGTCATGGACGGATAGGCAATTATTGAGCGACTACCCCGCAGAAACGACTCAAGGAACACTATTTACAGCAGACGGAATACTAAAAACTTTTACAGGAACTTTGACAGTGCCTGCTAAAAATACAATTTTTTACATCAGCATAACCACAGGCGCAGGGACAGAAAAATTCTTTGATGATGGATGTGGAAACTTAAATTCTAATTTAGGAGGAACTGGCACAATTAATTATGCCACAGGAGATTTTGTGATTAATTTCTTTACTGCTCCGCTAGCAGGAGAAATCGGTACTGCAACATTCAACACAGAAGATGCTACAAGCAAAGGAGTATGCGATTTCTCATTTAACACAGCGACTCGAGTACCATTCACGGGCGAAACCTTAAGACAAGATGATGCAGGAGGAAATGCAAAAGCGGTGTTCCCTTTCAATGGAGTTGAATATTGCTTCCACATTTTAAAAACTTGGCAGTTGACACTCGCAACAGATGACAAATCTTTTGACAACTTGCCATACTACGAACAGATAGGAATTCCAAATTCACGTGCCGCCTTTCCAAAAGGTTCAGGAGTATTATTTTTGAATAATTCAAACCCGGGAAACCCAACCCTTTCAATTTTAGAAATAAAAGCGGCAGGAAATAATCTAACAATAGTACCAACAAAACTCTCTGAAGACTATCTCGATTTAACTACATTTGGGTTTGACCATGCTGTTATTTTTAATTGGGGAGACTACGATATTGTTTGTTGTGCTAATTTACAAAATGGAAAAATAAATAATTACAATGATGTATTTTTTATACGAGATACAACCTCTGAGTTGTGGAGCAAACTAGACTATGGGTCAACTGCATTGTCAGTTTTTTATGGTGCTCTAATTTCTGGAGACTCTCTATCCCCAAACATTTATACTTTATTTTCTGGCTTCGATGACGACGGAGAAGTGATACAAAATTACTGGAACAATGGATATACAAACCTAGATATTCCGGGCATGAAAAAAGTAGGATACTTTAACATACAAGGACTCATCCAACCATCACAAAAAATAAAAGTATCTTATTCACTCGATAGTGGAGCATATATAGATGTTTTCGAAATAGACGGAGCATCAAATTATGTAAATAAATCATCGCCAATTGGAATAGGTTCGTTCACTATTGGAGAAAATATAATCGGTGGAGAGGGTGATGGAAACGCAACGGCTAACGAGTTCGAAATAGACATTCCTGTTCACACAGATTTATTCGAATACATATCATTCAGATTAGAAGCAACTGATGTCGGATATGCTCAAATAAATAAATTTGCTTATAAAGATATTCGGTTTAAGCGAAGAAGAATCATCCAATTCGCTGACCCCGAAATTAACAACTAGGTCGTTTGCATTAAAAAATAAGTGGTATAATAAAAATATGAAAAACATTCTCCAAAAAATAATTACCTCAACTCTTCTGATACTAGCAATTCTTGCGGTCGGATTTTTAAAAACATCAGGGTCAACAATTCCAATAGCGCCGTCTCTTTTTGAAACATCGCTTGCCTCTCCAATTGGAAAGACAGATACGTCAATGACTCTTGCAAGTGGAATACTTGCCAATGGGTCAACACTCTCGGGATACACGTGTTTCACAGTGGACTCAGGAAACCCAAACGTGGAATTCATTTGTGGAACAGCATCAGGTACGTCCATAACATCGCTTTTAAGGGGGGTAGATACGCTCACAGGCAATTCTTCTACTTCAACCCTACAATTCACTCATAGACGAGGTGCAGACGTCAAAATAACAGACTTCCCTGTTTTTACAATTGTTAGAAATATTATGGCCGGGGTGGACTCATTACCATCTGCAATATCTTATAAAGTAGGAGTATCACCACTTGGAAGTCAAGATTTAACTACGAAAGCATATGTTCTTTCTGTGGTAAATGGAGGAACAGTATCAACCAATCAAATCGTAGTTACAGGTACGGCAGGAGAAACTGTTGCCGCCGGAAATATTATTTATTTAAAATCAGACGGATATTGGTGGAAAGCAAAAGCAAATGATACAACTACATTCTCTAATACAGAACTTGGAATAGCTCAAGGCGCAGGGACAGCAGGAAATACTATATCAAACGGAGTATTAATTCGTGGAGTAGATACAAACAATACTGGGACAGTAGGAAATCTCGCATACATTTCAAATACTGGAGGAAATGCAGGAACATCAGCAGGAACATACACGAAAGTAGTCGGACAATTTTTGCCATCAAATACGGGTCTTGAACTTAACCCTGCCGCTTATCTTTTATATGCAGGTGTTTCACAGGGAATTTATACTTCTCAAAATAAATTAATAGCACAAGACCAAGTCTATACCGCAGACTCAGACCAATCACAAACAACCCAAAACGCTACTGTAGAATTTGGAATGGCTAATACCACAGGAAATAAAAACAAAATTCAACAATCATTTATACCAACCAAAACTAAAATTCGAGGAGCAAGACTTTATAAGTCTGCCGATACTGGAATATTCACAGGAACTGTGACTGTCGCCCTTTTTGCAGATACAGCAGGAAGCCCAAGTGGATCCGCTCTAGGTACTGTTACTATCACAAACGCACAATGGCTTGCTTTGCCTGTGGGAGAGTTTGAAGCAATTTTCACTTCGGAATACGCAAGTATGACACAAGGTTCAACCTATTGGATACAAGCTAGTGCATCAACTGCCGATAACGCAAATCACCCCAACCTTGGCGATAACACTGCCGGAGGATATACAAGTGGAAGTGTAAAATATTGGAATACAACCGACACTTATGTTGCCGTTGCAAACGTTGATTTATATTTTAAAACCTTGCAAGGAGTAAGTAGTCAGGTGGCGTATATTTCCAAAATACCCACGACCCAAATATTTACTCTTGGTTCAAATATCGGAGACTCAACTACTCAATTCACTGTGTCAAACATAAGTGGTAGTATTTGGAGATATACATACACAGGAGTTGGAACGAATCCAAATATCACACCAACTAGCATCCCAGTAGGAATGAATATACAATTCTCTTCTTCTAACTCTCACTATAATTTAAACAACATCCTATCTGCCACAGTACTAGCAAGTGGGACAAATTATTTTCAAATTACTAGCCCAACTGGATATGCTGAAACAGTAACACTTGGTGGAGGAGGATATTTAATCCTAGGAAAAACATACACGAAACCGGCAGGAGTAAAATATCTTGAAGTGGAGACTGTAGATGGCGGAAATGGTGGAGATGGATTCGATATTGGAAACGGAGGAAATGTTGCCGGTGAAATAGGGGGGGCTTCTTCTTTTAGTTCTTTAGTAAACAATACAACCGGAGATTTAATTTTATCTGGTAATGCGGGGAGTGTTAGCCCAATGACTAGCTGTAGTAGCACAAATTGCAATACAAAAACTTACGTATCAGGTCAAGGAGGATTAAGTTTTATTGGAACTTATGGAAAAGGAGGAAGTTCATATGCTGGGTGGAATAACTTAAACTTTTATGGAGGAACAGGTGGAACTTATTCTAGAAAAATATTGTCTAGTTCAAGTGTCCCATCTTCTGTACCAATTACAATAGGAGCAGGAGGAGGAAATGGAAATTCAAGTGTAGGAGGAGTAACGACAAGTGGAACAGGAAATAGTGGAGTGGTTATTATTAAAGAATTTTATTATTAATATGGCAACTAAAACAACCCCAGTAGTAAATAAACCGGCTCCTGCTCCAGTAGCAACTAAAACAACCCCACCCGCTCCAAGTGGGCCAACTTCAATTTATTATAATGGTACCTACATTAACCCTGCTTATGCATCAGCAGATGCAAAAGCAAAAGGAACCGTGGTGAAGACAAACGTGGCCGGAGGAGCCCCGGACACACCGGCATACATTCCAAGGGCACCGATTGACACCAATAAAGGAAATGGAACAGACGGCGGAATCGGAACCTCTGATAAAACATTCTCCGAAGTGGTGGAGGCGGCCTACGCAAAACTACTCGGACAGAGCGCCGGATACCTCGGAGCCATAAATGAAAAATATAATCTTGAAAGAAAAAATCAAGAACAAATCGGAATAGAAAACAAGGCAAATGTTAGAGGGAGTTTAGCCGCAAGTGGAATGGGTGGCTCAGGAGAGGCGGCAAGAATGAGCAATGACACAGCACAATACACCGCAGACCAAATCGCAAAAGTAGAAGCAGACAGAACGACAGAAATAGGAGGAGTAATAAGCACAATTCAACAAAATGCCGCTAGTATGGCTCAGGCAGAAATTTCAAGCGATAGAACCTTGCAAGCAAATATAAAAACAGATGCAACGAATGCAATTTCTGCATTAGGGAGTGCTCACACAGATTTAGAAAAATTTAAAACAGAAAATCCTGAGGCATATTCTCACCTTGTAGATGTTTTTGGAAGTTCAAATGTAGTCGATGCAATGTACGCAAATAGTATCCCAAAACAAAACATTTTAAATACAAATATAAAAGGAAGTACTGCAATGGTTATCTCTCAAGACCCAGTGACCGGAGCTGTTCACGCAAATACTTACGACTTGGGAATCGAAGTGCCGAGAAATTGGACAATGGAAAAGACACCTGATGGAACGATGGCAATAATGAAAGCAGAAAACTTTGACCCAAACGATCCAAGTACATTCCAAATATGGGGGGTCGACGACAATGGATTATTTACTAAACTAGTATCGGGAGACCCGAACGAAGCTTCCATAAATAGAGATACTTCACTAAGCAGTTTTGCGAGTGCTATAACAAACCAAGAGGGAGCAGACTATACAAAAGTTAACCCAGACAGTGGCGCATTGGGAAAATATCAAATCATGCCTTTTAACCTAGGGTATGCAGGACTCACAAATGATGAAGCAGGGAAACAAGCATTTTTAAATAGCCCCGAACTTCAAGATAAGGCATTTAATAAAATGATACAGGAATCTTATAACAAGTATAGCGGAGATTTTAATAAAATGGCCGCCGATTATTATGGTGGAGAGCTGGGTGCAAAAAACTATGGAACTCCTCAAGGTGATGTACAAGGAAAAATAGACCCAAAAACTGGAAAACCGACTGGATACCCTAGCGTTAATGAGTATGTTGATCAAGTCAATAAAAAAATTGGCTCACAAACACAAGATGGAAAAGACTATGCCCAGGTGGGATTATTGGCGAATACAAGTTATAATCCGAAAAACAAAGTGGATAGTAATGCAAAAAATTATATCGAAAGATACTTAAAAAATAACAAATATCCAACTGCATACGAGCTAGGACTCGGAAGAAGCACGAATGCCGTAACACAAGATAAATTTAGACAGATTCAAGCTAGAGCAGATGACTTATATTATGAAGCAACCGGAACATCGATGCCATCGGTCGCTGACTTGACTGGAACGTGGAAAATAATCAATCAAAATAAGGGTATTTTGAACAAAATAAACATTGCCTCTGACACAGTGGAGAGTAATTTTAATCTAGCAATTAGAGGAGAAATATCAAACGACGTGAACCAAAATGCTACGGCCGTTAACAAACTCCTTAACCCGATATACCTAGCATTGGGCGATCCTGCAGTAAACCAAGCTCTAGTATCAAATGGAACGATCACTCAAGAATTTGCAAATTTGATTTCAACGAGAAATGCTCAAGGAACACTGGCCGCAGACAAAATGTTGGCAGAGGAATTACTCCCATTCGGAACTTCAGTAGAAGCGCAAAAAGCGGTTGTTTCGAGATTAGTTCAAGAAGCAGTGAATATTAAGAAAGCTCTGACAAGTCAACAAGAAACTTTATATCAACAAGTAGATCCGTTACAACAGAATCCAAATAATCCAGCACGAAAGACTAGCGACAAAAAAACCGATGTGGGAGACAACGGAGGCCAAGTAATAACGGCACCTGATGGAACGCAAATAATCATAACCGATTAAATTTATGGATAAAATTTTATCACCATCAAAACCAAATACTCCGGCTCCAGCAGGAACGGCTCCAATACGAATGACTAGAGCTGAATACCAAGCCAAATATGGGCAAGCTCCAAATGTTCCTACTGTTTCTTCAGCCCAACCAGTGAGGATGACTCGTGCAGAATATGATGCAAAATATAATCAACCGAAAACGTATACAAATCCATATAACGCTATATTTAGAGCAAAACCAACTGATAACCCGATTCAAGCAGGGGCCAAAGCACTTGGTAATATTCCAACCTCAACATATGAATTAGGAAAAGGACTAGTGACAGCTGTAGCAAAACCAAGAAAAACTGTAGCCGGAATTTTTGGAGCTATAAGAGGAGGAGGAGAAGCACTCGGAAGAAAAATCCTAGAGCAAACACCAATGAAAGACAAAATACCTGCTCCTGACCAAGAAGAGCAATCATTTAATGCTATAGTGCAAAGCTTTAAAGATAGATATGGTTCATTAGATAATGCTAAAAAAACAGCAACAGAAGATCCAATGGGATTCGGAGCTGATGTGTTGACTATACTTGAGGGAGGAGCTGGGCTAGTCGGAAAAGGAAAAGAACTAAGTTCTATCCTTTCAAAAACTGCTTCTCCGGTAACAGATGTAACTAAAAATATATCAAGTAAAATAAAAGCTCCATTTAAATCATCTTTTGATGCACCAACAGCTAAGAAATTTGCATCTGAGGGAATTGAAGCACCTATATCAGCAGTAACAAAGTCTCCTTTCTTAAAAGGTGCAGAATCACTTGTATCAAAATCGATTGCTGGCAAAAAAGTTATTGATGTAGTCAAAAATGCAACTGAAACAATAAAAACAAGAGTGAGTGAACTTGTCGATAAATTAAAACCCGAAAAAGTAATCAGCGATGAAAATCTTGGAAAAACAATTCAAGAGGGACTTTCTAATTACGAAGCAAACTTTAAGCAAACGTCAAACAAAATATATGATGAATTTACAAAACAACTTTCAAGCCCAGAAAATAAAATGGGAAACCCTCCGGCAATAGTAGATAAAACTCAACAAATTGCAAGAGAAATAGTGAATCAGCAAAGTAAAAGTCTATACAAAGGAGTAGACTCAAAAATAATGAATATGCTCGAAAAAGTCAATGGAAATAAGGATATTTTGAAATTTGACAATTTAAAAGAAACAAGAACTATGGTAGGAGAAGAGTTAGCAAAGAATCCACAAAGTGGCCCACTGAAGAGATTATATGGAGCGTTGACCGAAGATATGAATGCAACAGTAAATAAAGTAGACCCAGAGTTAAGCGCAGAACTTAAGAAAGTAAATGATGCTTATATGGCAGGGAAAACAAAAATTGAGTCAAATATTGCTCAATCCATTCAGACAAGCAATCCAGAAAGAATTGCACAGAATATAATAAAAAGAAATAGTGCTGATACTTTAAAACAAGTAAAAGAAATGATTGGCGAAGAAAGATTCGGAGAATTGTCAAAAGTTTTTACAAGACAAACATTCGAAAAATCAGTCACTCGTGGGGAATTTGATATTGATAAATTTAAGAAAAATCTGGCAGAATATGATCAGGCAACACTTGATGAAATTTTAACTAAGCCACAACAAAATGAATTAAACCAAGCTATAACTCAATTTGAAAAATACAAAGAAATGAGAGGAGCATTAAAATCGGGTGAAAAATATGCTGAGGGTTCTCAGACAGCATTCTTGCAAAGTATAAAAGGAACAGGTACAAGAGTGGGAGCAATAGGAACTGCATTGCTTACTGGAAATTGGGGGATAGCAACCGCTATACTAGCAGAAACTGGTGGAGAATTAATGCTCACTAAATTATTTACTTCTGAATTTGGAAGAAAATTATTAACTGAGGGATTAACTCCTTCTAATAATAAAATATTACAAACAATGAAATTACCACAAGATAAAATGGCGATTATCAGTAATGCATTTAATAGAACTAATACCGAATCATCTAAAGAATAAAAGACAAAGAAATAAAATCGGAACTATCCAAAGACAACCAAAATATATAGCTACCAAAATAATTATTATTCCTAACATATCAACATTATAACATAAAAACAAAACAAATGGAACTCAAACAACTTTTTTCAAAAGCAAACAACGAACATAAACCTATAATTGGGAGCGACTTCGATGGAGTCGTTACTTCGGGACTCGTTCCCTCAAAAGGCACAATTATTCTCACTGGCAGAAAAAAAGAACACAAAGAGGAAATGCAAAAACTCCTCCCGAACGGAAACAAAATATACTTCTTCCCAGACCATGACAAAATAACAGACAGCAATAAAGACGAGATCGTGGGAAACTGGAAAGCCGATATGGTAGCCGAACTCGGGCTCGAGAAATTCTACGAAGACACTAAAAAACAAACTAAAATCATCCAAGAAAAAAATCCATATACCGAAGTGGTACACGTTTCACATGAAACCACGGAGGACAACGAAAAAGAGCTAAAATTTGTGATTATAAGCACGTTCGGAGAGCTCTTGGACGTAGCCATCCAATTGGAAAAAGTAGAGGGCTATGAGACGAAATTCTGTGTTCCGAACTCAAGCTACGAAAAAATAGGCGACGGCATTGTGACCAAAGAAAAAGACTGGCATCGATGCCTTGGTAAAAACTACGTGTGGGTAGTGGACGGATGTGAAACCGCTGACCTCCAAGAATGGCTTCGAGAGCAAGGGGAGTATGTAGTCGGGACAAACAAAGTGCTTGCAGAATTGGAAGACGACAGAAAAAAAGGTCAAGAATGGTTTAAAAAAGCCGGGTTTCACCAACCAAAAAGTATATCATTCGAGGGCGAGAATGCTTTTGACGAGGCAATAAAATTTATTAGAGAAAATTCGTAAAAATGGTATAATATATTTATGCAAACACATAACATGTCAAAAACAAAATTCTATAACACTTACGGTAGGATATACCAAAGAACTCACAACAAAAACAACCCTGCCTATACCGACTATGGTGGCAGAGGAATAAAATGCTTATGGAGAAATTTTGAAGAATTTAAAAATGACATGCTCGGTAGTTTCCTTGACCACGTTAAAAAATACGGGAAAGAAAACACCACAATTGACAGAATCGACAACGATGGAAATTATTGTCAAAAAAATTGTAGGTGGACTACGATGAGGGTTCAATCAAACAATAGACGTTCTAATGTTTTTATAGAATATAAAAATAAAAAACTTACCTTAGCTCAGTGGGAAAAAACACTCGGATTGCCAAATAATATCCTTTGTCAAAGAATTAATAAATATAAATGGCCTATCGAAAAGGCCATAATGACTCCAAGTAGGAGATAATCTATGTCAAAATATATTTTAAAACAAGAATCAGACGCCCCTAAACACATCAATTATAAGGCACATTTTGACGACAATATTGATTTAATACACCACCTTGAGGAACTTAAAAAAAGTTGGAATATTTCTGAATACGGAGAGAAAAAATTCCAACTCATGGAAGTAGTCGAGGGCATGGAGGTAGCCATCTCTGGTTTTTACAACGGCCATGACTGGCTTCGAGATAAAAATGGAAAAGCACAATTTTTTATAAACTTTGAACACAAAAAGGAAACCGATGGAGACCTTGGGGAAACAACTGGGGAAATGGGGACTTTATTTTTTGGAACAGACGAAGACCACGGGCTTGTGAAACAAGTAATGCTTCCAAAGGAAATCGAGGACGTTCTTCGTGAAACATCATATCGGGGAGTCTTTGATATCAACGGAAGTCTGACAGAAAAAGGATACGTGGCATTCGAGGCAACATCTCGATTTGGAATTCCTGCCACCTCGTATGAATTCATGGAGGGCTTAAAATCAAACACAGGAGAAATGCTCGCATCCATGGCCATGGGAGAAGATAACCCAATTCAGATCGTGAAAGGATGGGGTCTCTGCCAAGTAATCGCTAGTAAGCCATTTCCAGTAGATTCCGAACTAGATGACAAAGATACCAGTAGAGGCGAAAAACTATGGATAATGGGGCAAAATGAGCATTCTGTAGCCGATTTTGACAAGGAACAGCTTAAACACATCCATCTAGAGAACTTTGAAAGGACAAAAGACGGAGACTACAAGGTAGCCACGAAGAACGGATACCTCCTCGTCGTGACGGCGGTGGATAAGTCTATTGCCAAGGTACGTGAGAAATTGCTAAAATATATTAAGGATAATATTTTTATTGCAGGAATAAAATACCGCCACGATCTTGGAGAGAGAATCGAGGAATACGAAGAGGATATCGAAGAGAATAAATTATGATAATGCCTGACAATTACAACGACAACAATGTGGACTGGCAGAGAGATAGTTCTCCCGATATTATTTCCTCAGGAGACGAAGCAACAGAGACAGAGGATAGAGAAGAAGAATTTAATGAAGACGATGATGAATAAAATTATACAATTTTTTAGAGAATTATTTATGAAAACGGCACCACAACCGATTCCAATACCAACTCCTAATCCAATCCAACAACCAACACCAACTCAACCATCGGCCCCACCAATAACAACGGGGAGACTTAACCGATGGATAGATGCTATTAAAGTTATGGAGGGAGCAAAACTCGAAAGAAATAATCCGGGGAATTTGCGATACGTGGGACAAGCTCATGCTTTCAATGATAATGGTTTTTGTAAATTTAGTACCTACCAACACGGATACGATGCCCTAAAAAATCTTTTAGTAAATGCCTGTACTGGAAAATCAAAAACTTATCGTCCAGAAATGAGTCTCTTGAAATTTCAATCAATTTATTCTCCATCATCTGATGGGAATAATCCTGCACACTACGCCAAATTTGTCGCTGATAGAATCGGAGGAGGAGTGACAACAAGTACGCCAATAAAGGAGTTAAATACGTAAAGGTCGAATTATAAACCAAAAATAAATATATGATAAAAACATTAGGATTTGGAAAAATAAATTGGGACGGGGTTAAATCTGTTCTTAAACACAGTGCTTGGATAGCAGGTCTGACTGTGGCTTTTTATTTGTTAGGAATACTAAAAGATTTCAACTTCGGAGCCTATGCTCCAATCGCCATGTGGGTAATCGGAACCCTCGCATCTTTCTTAAAAAAATTGTGCGAAACCTATCAGGTGCAAGTGCCTGAAAACTATTAATAAATAATGTGAAAAAAATAAATATACTTATATGAAAAACGACGAAAAGTTTTTGTTATCAACTGTGCAAGAATTAGTGGACTTCCCAAACGATGTAGAAGTAACTCGAAAAATGGATGAACTAGGAGTGCTCTTAACCTTAAAAGTAAATCCTGCCGATATGGGAAAAGTTATCGGGCGAGAGGGAAATACGGCAAAGGCACTTCGAATACTTATTCGAATAGTCGGTATGAAAGACAAAGAAAGAGTTAACCTAAAAATCGTAGATCCACGGGTCAAAGAAGTAGACAACGCATACAACGAAGCAAAAGATGTGGGGAGTGCTCCACTTAGAAAAGAATACTAGTTTAATCTTAAAAGGCATCCGAGGAGGGGTGCCTTTTATAGAATAAATTAGTTAATTGACAACTTAAAAACGGAGGGACAAATGAAAAACAAAACAAGAAGAGAATGGGTCAGGACTGGTAAAACAAATGTTCACCATCTCAAACCTCGTAGTAGAGGCGGGCAATCTATTGAAAGTAATCTTCTCCATCTTGATGTAAGACGACATGAAGCATATCATTTGCTTTTTAAAAATCTTACTCTTGATGAAATCATTGCTCTTTTAATAAGAGTAAAACTAATCAAAGAAGGACAAAAAAGATTTTACAAAGATTTTGTATTCTAAAAAAGAAAGGAGTTATTATGTTAATCATTTGCGTTTCGTGTAGACGGATTATCGGATGTGGTGTCAATGAAGATGGTGCAATAAAAAGTCAATGCGACTTCTGCCAAAATCTTCTTGACTGCACGAACGATACTCCGACAAATTGTGTCATGGAAAGACGAGTGCTTTTCATTCACTTTGTAAATGGTTGTAGAGATCACAATGTTCAAAAAATAGGCTTCCGCTTTAATAGTGGATAGTCAAGGGGGACTCATTCTCCCCCTTTTTAGTTATCCACAGCTACCGCTTGCAAAGCAAACGCTCGCATAGTAATATGTAGGAAAGGTCGAATATTAAAAAACAAAAATAAAAAAAATGATAACCGATAAAGAGATACGAAAAATAGAAGTTGCTGGCTATTGGAGAGGGTTCCTTGCGGGATTTTTAGCAACCATATTTATAGTGGCAATAGGGTTAACCATAATTTATTACAATGTCTAAAAATAAAAATGCGGTAGCCCTCGGTAGGAAAGGTGGCGAGGCAACAAGAGAAAAACTAGGTGTCGAACATTACAAAAAAATATCAAAGCTATCATGGAAAAAGAGGAAAGAGAAGAAGACGAAACAGAACAATTCGAATGCGAAAAAAAAGGTCATCACTGGATAACAGAAATGAATACCACATTCTGCGAATACTGTGGAGATGTGTGGGAACCAGATGACTTCTCTGGAGCAACACCCGGAGACAGATAACATTATAAAAGTTTTTAATAAATAATTAAAGTTATGGCAAAGAAAAAAACAAAAACCAAAAAGGCAAAGAGTTTGAAAAAAAACCCTGCCAAAAAAGTATCGCAGGAAATTGTGATAAAAGTACAACCGATGCCAACCCCAACGGAAAAAGATGTCCTCCCAATGAAAGACGGAGGCAAGTACATGATCCCAAGGACATGGCTCAGTGAAAAGCAAGTGGTACAGATGGTACAAAAAACCCCACCACAGCACGTCTACACTCGACCGGGGAAAGGTGGCCAACGATGGAGCTACGTCACAGGCAACTACGTCGAAAAAGTTTTGAATTTTACATTCGGATGGAATTGGGACTTCGAAATAATAGCTCACGGAAAAGAGGGAGACCAAGTGTGGGTACAAGGAAAACTGACAGTAAAAGATGACCACGGCCACGTGATCACAAAGAGCCAATTCGGTAGATCAGATATAAAGTTTTTAAAAGGCACAAAGCAGATGCTCGATTATGGAAACGACTTGAAGTCGGCATCTACGGACTCATTAAAAAAATGTGCTTCCCTCCTAGGGATAGCATCAGACATTTATGGTAAGGCAGAATTCAAAGCAGAGACCAATGTCGACTTAGATAAACCGGCGCTACCACCACCGGGATCCAAGCCGGGGCCAGATGGAGACCCAGTGTTAGTGTGTCAAGACTGCGATGGAATAGTGAGCCAAGCCGGGGCTGACTTTAGTAAAAGAGTCTATGGAAAAATCCTATGCAAGGATTGTTCCAAAAATCATAAACCAATTAAAAAATAATCATGGCTAAAAAAATAAAAACAGAAGAATGTGAAGAGCCGAAATTTATCGAGAGTGAATTATACGGAGGAAAAGTAAAAGTTAAATTCTATCCACTTTCACACCAGTATTGGGTGAGCGTCCGGGGACTTCCATTCAAAAGAAAAAGTGGATCAACAACTTTCATAGGAATCAAAGACAAAAGCACTGCACTAGGATCGTGGCAACAACAGATGACGGCAGACTTCCTCTTGAAACTCATTGAAAAAAGAGTACCAATAAGCGAAGATTTGGCCATCGAGGCGGTTATCCAAAACGATATCGCAAAAGACGAGGCCGCCGACATCGGACATGAGATGCACGAATGGCTAGAAAAGTACATCAAGTTTAAATTGAAAGTAAAGGGGTACAACGAAATCCCCGAGATACCAAACTCTCCAGAGGCAATGAACGGAGTAAATGCATTCTTCCAATGGGAAAAGGAGCATAGGCCAAAATACGTGTCCTCAGAACGCATGGTTTATTCCCTAAAGCACGATTACATGGGTACAATGGACTTGGAGGTGATTGTGGATGGAGACCTCTGCCTATGCGATTTTAAGAGCTCTAATGGGCTTTATAACAGCGTAAGGATGCAGACTGCGAGTTATTGTGATGCAGACGAAGAAGAGCGAAAGAAAAAAGTGTACAAAGGCCGATGGGCTCTGCGCTTCTCAAAATACACAGAAGCAGAATACCTACGCAGAGAAAATCGAAAAAAAGTTATCAAGCGTAAAATTGCTGAAATAAAAGGGAAAGAATACAAAGACTTCCCGATACCTCCATACCAAGTATTCGAAGCAAAATTCCTCGACAAAAAAAAAGGAATGCGAGAGTACGACATGGATGCATTTTTATCAGCAAAAAATCTTTATCAATGGGACAAAAAAACCGATTGGTTTTATAATCCCGAATATTAAAAAGTTAGTTAAATAGGGTAGCGACCAACGCTAAAAAATGAAGAAATATATAG